TATGAAACTTTCTGATAAAACTCTTTCTGTACTGAAGAACTTCTCTTCTATCAACCAATCTATCCTCTTTAAGCAAGGTAGTAAACTTCGTACTATTTCTGTGATGAAGAATATTCTTGCAGAAGCAACTGTATCTGAAGATCTTCCTAAGGATTTTGGTATCTATGATTTGAATCAGTTTTTGAATGGTCTTGGTTTATATCAAAGTCCAGAACTAGATTTTCAAAATGATGGATATGTAGTTATTAAAGAAGGAAAGTCACGTTCCAAATATTTCTTTGCAGATCCTACTGTTATTATTACTCCTCCTGATAAAGCAATCAATCTTCCTAGTGAAGATGTATGTTTTGAAGTAAGTACCGAACAACTTGATAAACTGTTGAAAGCTGCTGCTGTTTATCAACTCCCTGATATTTCTGCTGTTGGTGAATCGGGTGTTGTAAAACTGGTGGTGCGTGATAAAAAGAATGAAACCTCCAATGACTTTGCTGTTGTTGTTGGTGAAACTGACACCAATTTTGTCTTTAACTTTAAAGTAGAAAACATTAAAGTTCTCCCTGGAACTTATGAAGTTGTTGTGTCTCAAAAACTTTTGTCACGTTTTACCTCTAAGAACCACGATCTGGTGTATTATATTGCTCTAGAACCTGATTCAACTTTTGGATGAATATCTTTGTAACTTCGCCTTGGCCTGCAGAGAGTGCTATCTGTCTTCCTGATAAGCACATTGTCAAGATGCCCCTGGAATGCTGCCAAATGCTTTCTATTGTGGCATCTGAAAAATGGGGTCATAACTATGGCCCTTTGTACAAGACTGATAACACTCCTTACCGAACTGAAAAAGGTGCGTTTCGTAATCATCCCTGTACCAAATGGGCAATGGATAGTATCCACAATGCCTATTGGTTGATTAAGCACGGTATGAATCTATGTGATGAGTATTCTGTACGATATGAGAAAACACATTCGTGCTATAATACGCTTTTACAAGCATACTACCTATTTCCAAAGGGGAAGATTACCGAAGTAACACCATTTGCTCGTGCAATGCCAGATGAGTATAAACTTGACGACAGCATTGACACTTTTACTGCTTACAAGATGTATATCGCATCCAAACCTTGGGTTGCATCTAATTATCTTCGTATGCCAGAACGTAAACCTGATTGGGTATAAAAAATTATGAGTCGTGATGAATTTTTGTGGGTTGAGAAGTATCGCCCCAAAACAATTGAAGATTGTATTCTCCCTGAGAATATTAAGAAAACCTTTACAGACTTTCTAAATAAAGGCGAAGTGCCAAACTTGCTTCTTGCTGGTCCTGCTGGATGTGGCAAGACAACTGTTGCAAAAGCACTTTGCAATGAATTGGGAGTAGATGTTTATGTCATTAATGGATCCGACGAAGGTAGATTCCTTGATACTGTCAGAAACAATGCGAAAAACTTCGCTTCGACCGTATCGCTTTCGTCAACTGCTAAACACAAAGTCATCATTATTGATGAGGCAGATAACACAACCTCAGACGTTCAACTCCTCCTACGGGCGTCTATTGAGGAATTTGCTAACAACTGCAGGTTCATCTTTACCTGCAACTACAAAAACAAAATCATTGAACCGCTTCATTCCCGTTGTGCCGTTGTGGAATTTGGGATTAAGGGAAAGGAAAAAGTAGAACTTGCTGGTCAGTTTTTTAAAAGACTTCAAAATATTCTTGAAACAGAAGGTATTGAATATGAATCTAAAGTTCTTGCTGAATTGGTCCAAAAACATTTTCCAGATTGGCGACGAGTCCTCAATGAATGCCAAAGATATTCGGTGGGGGGAAAAATTGACGCAGCAATTCTTGCATCTTTCTCAGACATCTCTGTAAATGAACTGGTTAAAAATCTCAAAGATAAAAACTTTACTGAAGTCAGAAAGTGGGTGGTCTCCAACTTGGATAACGACGCTTCTCATCTTCTTCGCAGGGTTTATGACGCCTCTTTTGACTATCTTTCACCCGCATCTATCCCCGCTGCCGTTCTTGTTATTGCTAAGTACCAATACCAATGTGCGTTCGTTGCTGACCAAGAAATAAATCTCCTTGCTGCTCTTACAGAAATTATGGTGGAGTGTGAATTCAAATGAGTAAAGAACATCAAGTAAAGGCAAAGTGGTACTATATCTTTTGGGGTGCTATGGCAGTTGCTGTAGTTGGTGGCCAAATTTATGTTGGTCTTGGTTACCGTGAAATGGCAAAAGCAACTAAATCAACTGCTATTTCTGTTGGATGCACTCCACAATACATTATTCTACCAAAAAATAAAATGGGGGAATTTGAATGATAGTTTCTGAACAAGATGCTTTGTGGGCTGCAGATGAGTTTATTAAGTATTTCTCTCAGATGGGAAATATTGAAGACTACTTGCGTTTTGTTAAGAAAGAAGTTATTAAAAGTACTAATACTCTTGCGCCACTTCAAGATGAATTTTTTAATGAAGATATTCATCCTGAAGATATGGAATTTGATGTAAAATTTATTGGCGATAGGTTTCAACAAGCATTACCGCAAGAACATTACAATACTCTTTTGAGAGCAGTTTCTTCTCATAATAACGAATCAAATATTCCAGGAAGAGAACTTCGTTGGATGTTGTTTGAAAAAAATACTAAGAAGGTTCTTGGATTTATTCGTTTTGGATCTCCTACTATCAATTCAAAACCAAGAAATGAGTGGTTAGGTAAAGTTCCTAATCTTTCTATTTTCAATCGTCATGCAGCTATGGGATTTGTAATTGTTCCTTCGCAACCTTTTGGATACAATTATCTTGGCGGCAAACTCCTTGCGCTTCTTTGCTGTTCTCATTACGCAAGAGAAACTCTTAACAGAGTATTTGAAAAGGATATTGCTTTGTTTGAAACAACATCACTTTATGGTTCTACAACAGATGCATCTCAGTATGATGGGTTAAAACCATTTATGAGATATAAAGGACTGACTGAAAGTAAGTTTCTTCCACTTCTTCACGATGAAGCATTTCATAGACTGCACGATCGATTCACTCTTCTTAACAATAACACTCCGCTGACTGATAATAAAGCTTCATCTAAAAAGATGAAGCGACAGACAAAGATGATTTCCATTATTCGTAATTCACTTCAAGATAAACAAAAACTTAATGAATTTAATTCTATAATTGATGCAGCATTTGCGTTGACTCAAAAGAAGAGATTTTACATATCTGATTATGGATATTCAAATGTTAGAGAAGTAATTCTTGGTGAACAGAAAGAACTTCTTCGTGGTCCTAATTGGGATAAGTTTTATCTAGAAAATATTATTTCTTGGTGGAAAAAGAAAGCAGCAAAACGATATGAAAAATTGAAAGAAGAAAATAGATTCAGAACTAAGGTCGAACTCTGGACTGATGATGATGACATTCAAATTATAAGATGACACACGAACTCAAGGATTGGTTGAACTCAATTAACTTTACAAAAGAAAATTTGTCTGGAGAAATTAAGTCATATCCTCCGTATATTATCAATCGTTGCCTTTCTGGGCACATTGATTGTGTAATGTATGCAAACGAGATGAATATGAATCATCATCTTGATAAAGACCTGCAATATTCTTTTTATCTAAATAGTCTAAGGAAACGGAAGAGATTTTCTCCCTGGCTCCGAAAGGATAAAGTCACGGACTTAGAATGTATAAAACAATACTATGGATATAGTAACGAAAAAGCATCCCAAGCTCTGAAAATCCTGACACAAGAACAAATTAACTTTATTAAAAAACGACTTGATATTGGAGGATCAAAATGACTACTACGGTAGAACCTACTGTTGAATGGTCTCAGGACCAGATGGTGGAGGTAATTCTTAATGAACCTGATGACTTCCTTAAAGTCCGTGAGACTTTAACCAGGATTGGAGTTGCATCGCGTAAGGAGAAAAAACTCTATCAGTCTTGCCATATTCTACACAAGCAAGGTAGATATTACATTGTTCACTTTAAGGAATTATTTGCTTTGGATGGCAAACATGCAAACTTAACTGTGAATGATGTTCAGAGACGCAATCGTATTGCTCGTCTTCTTGCTGATTGGGGATTGATTACAGTTGTAAAGGAAGATTCAGTTTCTGACATTGCCCCGCTTAATCAAATTAAAGTTCTTGCATATAAGGACAAGAATGATTGGATTTTAGAGCAAAAGTATAATATTGGTAAGAAAGGAAAAAGCGTAGAAACCGAATAAATAAGTATGAGACTTTCGTGCGGTCTCTACAAAAGTCGGGACACCCTAAAGAGAAGTTCGGTTTTTACCTTGCTTCTCTTTTTGTTTTATGATTAAATAGTATTGGATGCCGAAAGGGTCCACAAAATACAAACTCGCTTTTAAAGGATCTACCATAATGACTAACCTCACAAGGTATACTACTGCGGATCTTCATACATTGATGAATAAGATTACCCGCAATAGCATTGGACTGGATGAATACTTTGATCGTATCTTCAGTCTTCACGAAACGACTTCTAACTATCCTCCATATAATTTGGTTCAAGTTAGTAATGTAGAGTCAAGATTAGAACTTGCTCTTGCTGGATTTAGAAAAAAAGAAGTTTTTGTCTATACGCAAGATGGAAAACTCTTTATTGAAGGTCAAAAAGAAGATAAGGAAACTGACACCAGGTATGTCCACAAAGGTCTGGCTCAACGATCATTTACACGTTCTTGGACACTCTCTGATGACACGGAAGTTAGATCAGTTGATTTTGAGGATGGGCTTTTGACTGTGACTCTTGGTAGAATTGTTCCAGATCATCATAAACGAAAGGACTATCTCTAAATAAAATAAAAACGATGAAAACCTTCCAACAATTCATTGAAGAGTCTAAAATAAATCCTATTAAGGTTATTGATTATCCGATGGCAAAACCAAATTTGGGATTGAAAAAGGGTAAAGCATTTGTCAAAAGATCTTCTTCAAGTGCTGGTGGAGGTAATGGTAATGGTGAATAAATAGATTTGAATATCGTCGTCGCAAAGGAGTCCCTGGCAAAATCCAGGTTGACTCCTTATTTTTTTCTTGCTAAAATGAGTGGAGGTATGGAGTAAAGATGACAGTAAAACTTGTTTTGTTAAAATCTGGAGAGGACATCATTGCAGATGTTCAAGAAATGGTTATTGGAACAGAGGAATCTAAAAAAGTAATAGGATATTTCTTTGACAAACCTTGTATTGTTAAAATGAGAGATCCAAGTATCTTTTCAGAAGAAGAATCTGAAGAAAAAGATGATAAAAAAGCTGCCTATCAGGTTGCGCTTTTCCCTTGGATGCCACTTACAAAAGATGATAAGATTCCAGTGGCAGCAGATTGGGTTGTAACAATTACAGAACCAATCGACAAATTAAAAGAAATGTATGTGCAGGATGTAATTAATCATGGAAAAGAAACCAATCAAGATAATAGCTTTGATGAGCAACTTAATCCTGATTTCACAGATTGAAGAAGTTGGTGCTGATATTGGTGAACCAGATTGTAAATTGACAAATACTTTTGTCGTAAAAAGTGATCAAACACTAGAACCATTTTTATCTGGTTATACAAAACAGAATACATTTATGATGAGTTCGGAAAAAATTCTTACACTTGTAGATCCAACTCCAACTTTACTTGAAAAATATGAGGATTTGATTAAAGAATGACACAACGCTTCTATACTAATGTTCAGTTGATTGGGAATCAATTTTTGGTTCGTGGAGTAGAAAATGGTAAAAGATTTGAAACAAGGGATGAGTTCTTTCCAACCCTTTTTGTAAAGACTAAAAAAGATTCTAAGTATAGAACATTAAGTGGTGAAGCAGTTGAACCAGTCAAACCTGGCACTGTCAGAGACTGTCGTGAGTTTTATAGTAAGTATGAAGGTGTGGACGGATTTGAAATCTACGGAAACGATAGATACATCTACCAATACATCTCAGAGAAATATCCAGAGAATGAAATCAAGTTTGATATTAGCAAAATAAAACTTGTAACTTTGGACATTGAAGTTGCTTCTGAAGAGGGATTCCCTGATGTGGAGTCTTGTTCTGAAGAGATTCTTGCAATTACTATTCAGGACTATACTACTAAAGAAATTATTACCTGGGGCATCAAACCCTTCAAACATAATCGTAAGGACTTGACGTATCACCATTGTCCTTCAGAGTATGAGTTGTTGAATCACTTTATTAACTATTGGATGGTGAATGTTCCTGATGTGATTACGGGATGGAACATTCAGTTGTATGACATCCCTTATATCTGTAAGCGACTCAATCGTGTTCTTGGTGAAAAACTAATGAAACGATTTTCTAACTGGGGACTGGTAACAGAAGGAGAAACTTATATCAAGGGAAGAAAGCACACCACATTTGATGTGGGAGGATTGACTCAGCTTGATTATCTTGATTTATATAAGAAGTTCACTTACACAAATCAAGAATCCTATCGTCTTGACTATATTGCTGAGGTTGAACTTGGGCAGAAGAAACTAGATCACTCTGAGTTTGATACCTTTAAAGATTTCTATACTCAGGGCTGGCAGAAGTTTATTGAGTATAACATCGTTGACGTAGAACTTGTTGACAGACTAGAAGACAAGATGAAACTCATTGAGTTGGCTCTTACGATGGCATATGATGCCAAAGTAAATTATGCTGATGTGTTTTACCAAGTCCGTATGTGGGATAACATTATCTACACCTATTTGAAGAAAAGAGATGTTGTTATTCCCCCAAAGAATAAAACTCAGAAAGATGAAAAGTATGCTGGTGCATATGTAAAGGAACCAATTCCTGGAATGTATGACTGGGTAGTGAGTTTTGACTTGAACTCGCTATATCCACACCTGATTATGATGTATAACATCAGTCCAGAAACTCTTGTGGAAGAAAGACATCCCACCGTAAATGTGGATAAGATTCTCAATCAATCCTTAAGTTTTGAACTATACAAAGACTATGCGATTTGTGCCAATGGTGCAATGTATCGTAAAGATGTTCGTGGATTCCTGCCTGAACTGATGGAGAAGATTTATAATGAACGAGTCATCTTCAAAAAGAAAATGCTTGCGGCAGAGCAAGAGTATGAAAAGACAAAGAATAAAGAACTCGTGAAAGAGATTGCTCGCTGTAATAACATTCAGATGGCACGTAAGATTCAACTTAACTCTGCTTATGGTGCGATTGGTAATCAGTATTTCCGTTATTATAAACTTGCTAATGCCGAAGCAATCACTCTTTCTGGGCAAGTATCTATTCAGTGGATTATGAACCGTGTGAATTCTTACTTAAATAAAGTTCTTAAAACGGATGGTGAAGATTATGTTATTGCTTCTGATACTGACTCTCTTTATATCAATATGGGTCCTCTGGTTGAAACTGTATACAAGGGAAGAGAGAAAACTACTGAAGGCATTGTCACGTTCCTTGATAAGATCTGTCAGTTGGAACTTGAGAAGTATATTGAAGGTTCTTACCAAGAATTGGCTGACTATGCGAATGCCTATGAGCAGAAAATGATTATGAAGCGTGAATGTGTTGCTGAACGTGGAATTTGGACTGCAAAGAAGCGATATATTCTTAGCGTATGGGATAGTGAAGGTGTTCGTTATGAGAAACCAAAACTTAAGATTAAAGGTATTGAAGCAATCAAATCTTCAACTCCTGCCCCTTGTCGTAAAATGCTTAAGAATTCTTTCAATATTATGATGAGCGGCACTGAAGATGATATGATTAATTATATTGATAAGTGTAGGCAAGAATTTAAAAAACTTCCTGCAGAAAATATTTCATTCCCTCGTTCTGCCTCTGATGTTCAGAAGTATCAGTCATCTTCAAACATTTATATGAAAGGAACTCCCATTCACGTTCGTGGAGCACTTCTCTTTAATCATTATATTAAACAAAAGAAACTGACAAACAAATATTCTGCAATACAAAATGGAGAGAAGATTAAGTTTGTTTATCTTAAGAAACCAAACATCATTCACGAAAACGTTATTTCATTTATTCAAGATTTTCCAAAGGAACTTGATCTTGACAAATACATAGACTATGACTTACAATTTGAGAAAGCATTTCTAGAACCACTCAAGATTATTCTTGATTCGATTGGGTGGAGTGTGGAAAAAACTGCAAACCTTGAACTTTTTTTTGCTTAATGGATCTACCTATTAATGATCAAGAACTGAATACAATTGTAAAAGCAATGGCTCTTGGTGGAGACACTGCCTTATATCAAAAACTTAAATTGGTAAAAGAACTTAAAGAACAAGGTTTACCTTATAAAAAAATACTTCGTGAACAGTACGGGATGGTAGTGTAATGGATTTCCTTAAAGAAATTGTAAAAGAAGTTGGTGGTGAGTATACAAAACTTGCCTCTGATGGAGTCCCTCATCAGGTGCGAGAAGCCCTGAGTGAGCCTGATTGCGACTGATGGCGTCCCTCATCAGGTGCGAGAAGCCCTCGATGAGTCACGCGAGCGGTTGAGTGCGATGGCGGAAGAGCTCGCAGCGACCAAGACGGCGCTCTTTCAGCGCGAGAGAGAGCTGCAATCTGTAGGGTGGGCGTTTCTTCACCCACCGGCGATTGAGAGCGCCACGCGAGGCGGCGGCGGTTTCGGGGTTAGCATCATCAGCGGCCTCCTCGGGTGCGTCTCATTGCGCGTGATTGCATCTGATGGCATCTGATGGCCTCTCTGATGGCCTCTCT